ATCGTTACTCTGCTGTCGTGTAAATTGAGGTAGTCATGTATTCTAAGCAGGCTAAATGAACATTACACGTATTAATGGCGTACACAGGATTAGCGTTTAACTAAACATATAATTATATAACTATATTTACACGACAGCAGAGTAACTCTAAACTACTACCACCATCATATGATATAAAACTATTCTATATAACGTATATTTTACACTAATTACATATATACAGCACGTCTGTATTTGCTCTAACTTCCTTATTCAACTACTTGGGGTGAGTTTTCCTCCTCTTTCTTTACTTCTTCCTCTTCCCCATCTTCTTTTTGCTCCCGCTCACTAGCGTCTTCTTGACTTTCATCACTCTCAAGATATGATGAGATAGGCTTTGGCTTGAAATATTCTTCCATCTTTGCCTCCACGCTTTCTGAAACAGCTTTAGCGTCCATCTTAGGTTTAATCTCTTCACACACGCCTTCGTGCTTTTCTTTCAACTCTCGCAATTTAGCTAGATTCAATGAAAAGCTGTTTGACAATATGGCGACTGGACATTCATTTACCGTTATCGGTAGTGATGATTGTCCACTACCGCCTTTCTTGACTAGCGACTTGGTATTCGATAGCTTCTTTCGTTCGGCCTTCATGTCCTCTGTCATTGGCTTCAATTTCATCTTTATCGCGAACGAAGTTGAGAAATCTGTAATATCCCTGCACTTTGATAGAGCTGGATGTGAGGATAGAGCAATCATCGCTCTAAACAGTGCGTCTCCAACACAATCAGAATCCTCAAAACTTTCTTTAATTGCTAAATACGTCTTCTTTGGATTTAGGGTCTTGAAGTTGAATCTTGCATCACCATTGTTCTTTGTGACCCTGATTTTCTCATCTTTTGGCAGTCTTGCATTGACCATCTGTTCGAACATCTTTGACAGGCTGGATTCGAAGACGTCGATCAGATACTCATTGTGCATTGGTTTAGAAACCGTTTTAAATTCAATCAAATTGTCAATGCCAGAAGCAGTTTGCCATGTCTTTGAAGATATGCCTGCGCATACAAGATGTGATGAGAAATCACTTAATCCAGACGTGAACAACATCACCTCTGAATTCCCTGACACTAAGACCATACCATTGTACCCCCATTCATTTAGATCACCATAGAACCAAAATTGAATCAAATTTATCAAACTGCGTTGCTCTTCACTTCTACCACACAGCGATATCACACGTCTAGGCCTATTGTTTATAGACAATGTTGTTGTTGAAATCCCAAATCTGGCAGCATTATGATGAGAATTGATACTGTCACAGATTTTGTTCACGACTGTTGCATGATCTGTAGTTCTCGCAGCTTCAACGGGAACTATCGATCCTGCCCGCATGTAGCCAATATTCATTACCAGCCTGACAAGTGACATCAATATCGCCTGTGCCTGAACTGGAGCTGATGGTTTCAACGTCATTGGGTAACCTTCAGACATCGCCAGTTTCATTGACATACAATAAATGCAGTCTTCCTTTGGAGGCTGAGTTAACCTACAGTATAACCCAGTTGTGTGCCCATCTTTATTAAAATAAGATAATTTTGTTGTTGTTGGTTCTAGCGCAACGAACGCAACATCCGGATGAATTGGGCATTTTGCCGACTCACCATCATTGTTCTTTGCCGACATCAGATGGTAACTCATTGTGTTTACAGGATTAACTCCATGCATTGCACTATGAGTATCTATCAACTCTAAATGCTTCTCAAAGAATGTCACAGATCCAGGTTTGTGATTGATGGAACTAAACCCAGGGAGTAGCGATGGGTGCGTTGCCAATGCATTAATTACCATATCCCTGATACTTGACTCAGATTTTAATAGTGATATCAAATCATGCATTATAATCATAGCAGATGAAGAAACCATTTGATTAGGTATTGAGCTAAACACCGATATGACACCGCTTGTCGATGATGATAAGAATTTAGCTCCATCCTCGACCTCATAATTTATAATTTTTATTTTTTCATCACGCTCCCATGCTCCAATGAAATCCTGATCAATAGATTGATACTCAGTTGATGACAATAAGACGTGGATCTTTTCTGTCTTACCAGTCAATACGTTCTCTGACATGGCACGAATAGCATCCAAACCATAACGGATAGATGATTTGCTATTTGTAGCAAATGTGACATTACTCCATTTGTTACGTGGAAACTCAATTGAGTAGTGCACACAATCTCTAACCCTGGCGAGCGCCGTTCTATCCAATGCTCTCGTCCGCATCGGACCAGTTCTTGATGACTGACCAAGTGATGGAAATGATGATTCAGAATCAATATCCAGCGGTTGGTCATCGCACCATGCTCCACTATCCGGTGAGTTTACTGCCGACTGCTGATTTTGTTTAATGTTAGATGTGAATTTTTGTTTATCTTTAGAACTCTGACTTTTCTTCAAATTTTTAGAAGACGGGTTCACCCCGGTTTCAGACGCGATAATTCCAAGTGCCCCTTCCATACCAGACTAAATAATATTACACGATTGTTAAATAGATTTCGTCTAAGTAGCAGAAAATGCC